AGTACCGATGGAACCATAATGGGCAGTATGAAGCATAAACTCAGCACTGTCAGCGATATAACACTCAGGAGCCATACAAGCCAACATACTAGCTGCTGAATACGCAGCCCCAATAACTGTAACGCTAACATCACCTCGACATCCTTTCATAGCTTCGATGATCTGCCAGATAGAGTCTGTTCGACCACCTGAACTGTTCACCAATAGGTTAACTGAATCATTCTCTCCGCAGGTAGCTAGGCAATGGATTACATCACGGTAGTTACTTGGGGAGGTAATGTCATCGTCAATGAATACCAAATGAGTGTTGATCTGTTGTTGAATTGTACGGATCAGTCCCTTTTGCTCTGGCATCATCATCATTAGTTCTTCCATCCCTTCGTTAGCTTTACTCATCATTCTCCATCCTCATACTTGGTTTTGGCAATGATATAGTTCTTAACAAGTGAGCTACGAACAATATCATCAATGTGGAACTCAATGCGTACAAATTCCTTCATACGTCCTGCGATGTCAAAGAATTTCAAGATACCTGATTTATCATCCTTCTTCTTCAAGTCAGTCTGTCGGTAGTCACCGCAGAAGATGATCTTAGACTTGTCACCAACACGAGTAATGATGGTGTCCAGTTCCTCGAAGGTCATGTTCTGCACCTCATCCACGACAATGATACTGTTTGAGAATGTAGTGCCTCGGATGAAGGATGTAGAGACAAACTCAATGTGTCCTTGTTCAACCAGTCGATCCCACGCATCCTTACGCTTGAACAGGTCACTACAGATCTGACGATAGGGTTGAATGTACACCTCCATCTTCTCATCCGCATCCCCCGGCAAGAACCCGATGTCACGGCTTTGGACGCTACTACGGATCACAGTCACCTTGTTAAAGGGATTGTTACGATCCATAGCCTCTTCCAAGGCTTTGTACAAGGCAATGTATGTCTTACCTGTACCTGCTACACCGTGCAATGCCATGAAGTAGTTACTCGCCTGATACGCCTCGAAGAAGTCCATCTGCTTCTCAGTCTTAGGCTTGATAACTGTCATGTCATCTAGCTTTAACTTCAAGCTGTTACTGGCCTTCTCACGAGGAGTCAACTCCTTAGCTGGAATAGCTCTGCTCATTGTCTGTTTACTTGCCATATTCTCCCTTATTATTCATCTACGAATTCTACATGAGGCATCTGTCTAACCTGTGGGAACTTCGCTAGGAAGTCCTCACGGGTCATATCTTTGCCTACATTGATCTCTGTAAAGGACTCGCCATCCTTAGTCAGGCGAGCCTTCAGAGCCGTACAAGCAGGGCAGTTATCCTTGCTGTAGACCACAATCTTCATGTTAAGTCTTCCACGTGATTGCTTTGACCGCCCACATTTGGGCAGTTTGGGCTTCAGTAATGGCTACAGAAGCCATACGTTTAACCTCAGCGTTAGAAGACTGCAACCGAAGATAATTCATTCTATCAATGACTGCTGCGAATTCTTTCTTGCAGTTGTCTACTTCGTGGTTATTTCCGGGATTAAAAGACAAGCCAACAGCTTGTTCACCAAATGACATTTCTCGTTGGACATTCATAATATTTACTCCTTAGTTATGCGTGACAGGCAACACATTCGCCAGAGCTGGCACTAACGCCAGCCTTGGTACGAATGTAATACAGACTCAAGATACGAGGATCTTTAAACGCTGCCTTGTGGACAGCAGAGATGTGCTCCTCTGGATCATCTGCACCGAAGAACAGATTGATAGATTGACCTTGGCAGATGTACTGTTGGCGCTCAGACGCTTGGTTCAAGATGACGTAAGGGTCAATCTCAAATGCTGTCTTGAACACTTCCTTCTCAGCATCAGTCATCCATGTTACGTGCTGGATAGAACCATCGTGGCTTGCAATCTCAAGCAGTGTCTCACGACTGTACACACCTTCACGCTTCATAATCTCAAGCAGTTCTGGCACTACTCGGATTGTTTCTCCTCCTGCACCTTGCTGGACGAAAACGTTTCCAATAAATGGCTCAATACCTTGAGATACCCCGCCCATAAGCTGGCTTGTTGACATGGTGGGAGCAACAGCAAGGCGGTGTGTATTCCGTACTCCATATCCTTGGCAATAAGCAGGCTCTCCAAGTTGTCCTGCGAGATACCTGCTTGCCTCTGTTGACTTCTTGTTAATTCCATCAAAGATCTCCACGTTAAGTTTCCGAGCTTGGAAGCTCTCAAAAGGTATCATACGCTTGTGCAGCAGGGAGTGCCAGCCCAGTACACCTAAGCCTAACGCACGACTCTTTTCAGTGCTCTCCACCGCCTTTTCAAAGCCTCTTTTGCCAGAAGCCATCGACAGGAACTCACTAACAACACAATCAAGGAATACTGTCGCAGTGAATACAGCATCCGTGTCTTTCCACTCATCATACTTCTCCAAGTTCATAGATGCCAAGATACAGGTGAATGTCTCTTCCTCACCACTGTGCAGCATGATCTCTGTACACAGATTAGAAGCCTTAACATCCAAGTTATGGGCTTTGTACATCTCAGGACGGGCATCTGCAACCTTATCAGTGAACAGGAAGTAACCCTTACCTGTCAACATCTTCAGCTTCAACGCCTTCTGATAACGCTCAATAGCTTCAGGATGACCACTATCCAAAGACTCCATGAAGTCCTTGCTGATCGTCCAGCCTACGTTAGCATCATCAGGGTTATTCTTGACCCAATCAGCCAACTCGTTAAAGTCAGGATGATCAATAGGCAAGTAACCAGCCCAAGCTCCTCGGCGAGCAACCCCTTGAGTCACTCGCTTCATAGCATCTACGTAGGTTTGAAATACAGGTAGAACTCCCGAAGCAGTGCCACCAGTGGCGATTTGCGAGCCTCGGGGTCGAATGTCTCCCAGATACCCACTAGTACCAAAGCCATTTTTAGTAAGCACAGCAGTGTCAAGAAGCTCACCATAGAAGTCAGCAACACTATCGCCAATGTACTGCCCACTACAAGCGACAGGCATACCTTTAGTAGTCCCAAGGTTAGCCAGTGTAGGCGTTGACGGACTGAGCCAGCCATTCCAGATAACTTCAAAGAACTTAGCATACCAATCCACTCCATCTTTAGGTGCGTGTTTAGCTGCCGTAGCAGCGATCTGCTCCACACGATTCTTAAAGCTCGTTGAGCCTTCCATGTACTTGCTCTTGAACAAACCCCAACCACCTGTCTGATACCATGTAGGCAACAAACCTTGCTGTTGGAGTCGTTTACGCTCTGCGCTCAAGAACTCATACTTGTTGTCCAATACTGCATTACTCATAACGTGCAAATTCTCCATGTATTTCATCCATCTTAGCTTTTGCAAGCGCAACAGCTTCGTCATAGTCTTCCATCACTTTATGAAAGACTCGGACACGGTTCAGGGTAATATCAATTACCCAACGATTACGTGTGTTGCTCCAGTACACATTCTTACATCCTGACTTGTTAGCTGAGTTAAGACGGTTACACCCATTTTGGGAATGATCAGCCAATCGTAAATTCATCCAAGAATTGTCTCGTTTAACTCCGTTGATGTGATCTACGTTTCCGTCAGGCCAAAACCCTGTTTTAAGAAACCAGCAAATTCGGTGCACATAATAATTATGCCCAAAAACGCGTACAACTAAATAACCGTTATTGCTCAGAGTACCTGCTTCTTCGTTATTTCCACTGTACCATAACGAATAGTTGTCATAATAAAAACGCCTCTTAATCTCGGCATCACTTAAAATTTCTTCCTTGTCTTTTACCATATGAAAGCCCTTTCATTCCATTTACGGTGATACGAGTTGCCCACCTTAGCAAAGAAATCATGGATGGTACTAGAGCTAATGCCCAAGTAGAACCATTCAGAGATTGTATCACCAGTTTCCTCAAAGATACTGTCAAAGCCCAAATTGTTCAAGCATACGTTAGCTCGTGCATTAACGAAGGCTTTCATGGCAGGTGCATTGATACCTTCAATGTCTCCTTGGGAGAACAACAGGTCAACAATACGGTGCTCATGGTCAACCAATGCCTTAGCAGCTTGCTCAATCCGTGACTTCATCCATTCCTTATCCAGCTTGTTCTCTTCCATGTAGGTACGGAACAACCAAGCACCTGCTTCGTGGTGAATATTCTCATCTCGCACGGAGAAGTTAATACCTGCAACAAGGTTACTCAGCTTGTTCTTACCGTTACTCTGGAAGTGCTTCAGGAAAGCAAAGCTAGAGTAAAGGATACAGCCTTCCATCATTGAGAAGACAGCCAAGGAAAGGGGAATATCACGACTACCAGCAATAGCATCCAAGTACCCGACACGGCTAGCCAGTACAGGATCATACTGCCAAGATTGATGGAACTCTTCAGTAGCCAAGCCCAGAAGTTCATTAATTCGGTTATAAAATCGTGCATGGACATTACTTTCAAAGTAGCAAAAGGCATCGGCCATCAGACCAATGTCAGGATGCTGAAAATTAGGTTTAACAGTACCAGACCAATACTCGTCCCCAACAATCCGTTCGTATTTCGTGAACAGCTTAAGTGCAGTAGTAACACCATGACGTTCAGCAGGAGTAAAGTCGGTAAGTATTGAGTGTACATCTTTTTCCAAATCAATTTCGTCAAATGTCCAGAATACACCGTTCTGCTTATCAGCAAAGGCCAAAGCCTCTGGATAGTCGAAGGTGTAAGCTGTCTTCTTTGTTAACAGGTTACGCATCAGTAAATCTCTCTCATCAGTTGTTCTTGTTTATCTTCAATGAAATCCTCAAAGCGTTCGATGATGTCATCACTGTGGATGTTAAGCAACTCCAACAGTGTGACTTCATCAATCCTTTGAAGCTTCTCTTTAAGCTCTTCAAAAGTCAGATTCATACGAGTCAATCAACTTATCCAAGTACCATCGAGCTTTCTTCATGTCTTCCACACCGTTCTTGTCCATGAAGCGCATCAGGTATTGCATCATCTGTACATAGTCAGGCAAGAACATAGGGTGTGCATAGAACTGAGGATAATCATCCTTTTCCACCACATCGTTAATCTTCTTAACTAACTTCTCAATCACGTCCCGAACCTCGATACCTTCATCCTCGAATAGCATATAGTGCTTATGCTTGCTTACAGGATCGTGAGGGATACCCTTGTACGATACCCAGAAGTCCTCCTGCTCTACGCCATTGGTCTGTGAATACCACTCATCAATAGCTTCCTTAAGAGGCTTGGCTGTATACGGCTTCTTCGTTTCGATTCGATCTCCACTGGACATATACACATCTCCCTTTACATAGTTAGAGTACCCCGTACAACCTGCACAAGGAGCTTCAAGGTCTTTGTCCATCATTGCATAGAAGCACGTATTACACTTGTTGTCCATATTTACGCTCCCTTCAGCCGTATTTACGGCCTAAGTATTCAATAGACAACAGCATCTCATCGAAGCCGCCATCCTTGACATCATTCAACATCAGCAGTCCTCGCCAGTGGCGGTTACTAAGCTGATCCATGTAGTCCTCATCGTGCAGATAATAACTACCTGCAATGATAGCACAGATAGGCTTACCGTCTGCTCGTTTACCGTAGGCAATCTGTTTACCCTGCTGATGCCCTGCAATGCAGCTCATGTGAAGTTTATTGACAATAGCCGAAGCAGTTCCAGCAGGACGACCCATAGCACCAACAGGCCAGTAGTGATTAAAACCAACACCGTTAATGAATACAGGGTGGAGAAAGTCATGTACTTCCCAATCTTTGAGATTAAGGTGGTCATATGTCATCAATCCTTCTAACATTGGGTTATTTTGTACAGCCCGTGTGAGACGGTGACAATGGTTACCTCGTAAAAAGACTAAACGAGGCTTGTACACTTTATGTTTGGATACCTTTTGAGACTTTTGTAAGTCTTTCAAAGGAGCCAATAAAATGTCCATTCCATTATTCCCTGCTTCCACATCAGCTAGATACCGTTTGCCTTCAAAGTATTTACTCCCAGCTTTATCGTGACTACTCAAACTAGGGAAATCCCAATGATCCCCCAGATGAACAACCACGTCTGGGCGATAGTCACAAATAGCCTTACCTGCCCACTCAAGATGCTGAGTAGGCGTGTCTGGCTTGCATTGTGTATCAGGAATGCACAGAATACGTAGCGGTTTGTCCATTTGTTCCTCGTGTTGTTCGTCCAGAATTAACGGAATGCGTTACCCACTGAATATTATCCACTGTATAGCCTTTTGATGAATCAATACGATCAGGAGTGGGTGCTAGTTTTTGAGCATATCCTGATCCCTCATACTGATAAAACAGAGTGCGAAACATCGGAGAACATTTTGCAAACTCATAAAACAATTCCTTGTCCATAAGTTCTTTACCTTGATAGAGATGGGCCTTTTTACTCTGCACACCTGTTACTCGGCTTTTCATGTTTCGATACATACGCATAAGATAGCCATTCATGGTTTTCTCATACGTCTTAGTATCTTGATTTCCGTTAAGTAGCCTACGTTCCCGTTGGTATTTTAACCGTTCTTCTTTAGTCATGCTTATTCGTCCTTAGAGAAATACTTACCAGTCCAAGGTTCAGGTAACGTTTCATACCGAGGTTGTTCAATGCGGATAGAGTCTTTAATGTCGTACCCGTACACACTCTGGAGAAAGTTAACAAAGTCATTCAGCACTTCAGGCCATGTGACTTCATCCAGTGTTACTTCGTGTTTAGAGACTTTACCACCGCAGTCACGGTACATAAACCCATAGCTTGTGTAATCTTCATCGTTCATCGCCAGATCCTTTCAATGTATTGTTAATTCGTCCTAGTTGCTTGATAATCAGCAAGGCAGAAGCGGCAGCTAGCACATAAGGATATTCCTGAAAAGCACTGAACACTATACAACCCAGCAAAATAAGCATATACACAATCGTTGTGTTGTCCTCTTTCACCGTTCATCTCCTGACCCACCAAGGGTATTGTTCGCTTGACGCTGTGCAAGCTTTTGGAGATTCTTGCTAGCCAGATCAGCCAAGCTCCAACCCATAACTGTAGACAAACCAGCGATCTGCCAAAGCACATCACCGATCTCCTTTTGCATCCCTGCCTCGTCCAAGATACCATCACGAATCCACTTGGCATACTTACCAGCCACTTCACCAGCTTCCGAGGTAAGGTTAGATACCATGTAAGCAGGGTTCTTAGCTGTCTCTAACGCTGTCTTGAACGCTAGCTCTTGATACTCATTCAGTAGCATGGGTTACTCCATTCTGTTACTACAAACCTCAAGGAAAGGTACTTTGTGTTGTCTCCGGGATACATTCTACGTTCTGCATGAAAACCCCCAGAACAGTGGCATTCTTCAGGAGAACTGTTCATTTGATACACCCCTTCAAGAAGTCTTCGGGCTGCTCGTCTAAGGTCTGATACGGTGAGCGCTTCTTTGGATAAAGCATACGTCCACCCTAAACAATCTGTTACTTTTACAACCTTTTCAAAGTCAAACTCATCCAGTAAGTCTTCAATTTGTTTGATTGGCATTGAAAGCCTCCATTACGTTAGGAAATAGTTTAGTCAATTCATCACGGCACTTTTCAGCAACCTCTCGGTGCTCCTTCTGCGTAGCCTTGTCACAGCGAATATCCACATAGTGAAGCCAACTACGCAGTGTACCGTTCATGTACATCTTGCTCATAGTCAATCCTTCAGGCAGTAGCTTTCGTGCTTGTTCCTTGGCAACCCCTTTGGCAAGAGCCATGTTATAAACCAATTCAGCGTCATCACGAATCCTTTGTTGTGCTTTAAACCACCAAGAGTGCAGATCTGAGTCTCCAACCTCGATGCTGTTCTGTCGGTTCCTCATGTCCTGTAAGCGTACCTCAGACAACTCAAACCCTTGTACAGCAGCGTATCGCTGAGAGAACTCCTGAAAGCTAAAGCTACGATGGCGAAGGATCTGCCGTGCAATGTCACGGGTAGTCTCAATCTCCATACATACGTTAGCCATCTCAAATGGACTCCAGTGTTTGTGCTTGATCAGATACTTCAGAAGCTTTGGCGCTGTCTCTTGAGCATTCTGGTTCTCAGGGTTACTCACACGAGCACAGTATGCCACTGCTTCCTCAGCATTCGGTGTAGCCCACACTACTTTAACTACTGACATCTTGTCCTTCCACCTTTAGTGTATCACCTGCACGAATCCCTGCCTTTAGAGCTTCTAGGATTCCCAACCGAAGAAGCGAAGCAGCCTCTTCCGCTGTCAGGTCAAAGTTATAGCTTGCGCTACCGTCTTCGTTCTCTTTAATAAGCTCAACATTCATTGATCCACTCCGTTGGGATAGTCTTATCAGCGAACAAGTATCCGTGCTTCCTGCACCACATAGCATACGTTGTCTTAGACGCTTTGCTGATACGTGCATTGGAATTACTGAATACAAACCTAATGTCCAACTCTGGATTATGTTTCTTAACCATCAAGTGCTTCATCCGGTCAGCTAGGAGGAATCTCCCCTTAGTCTCCACGATGATACCATTGGCAAGCACAAAGTCAGGTGTGTAGATATGTTCAGAAGCAGGTCGAATGTACTTCAACTTGACCTTCTCATACGTATACTCCACCCCTAACTGATCCAGTTGTTCCGCTATGCGCTCTTCGAGTCCGCTACGGAATCCGTACTTAGTTGCAACTTGTTTGGCAGTAAATTTACGTCCGGTTGCCATAACTCTCCTTCATATCGTCTTAGCCACAAGAGCTGTCCCTGTTCCGTAAAGTATTCCATCGTATGATCGTGTTCTTGATACTTTTCCCACGCTGCTTGTAGAAGCCCTTCTTTCGTCTTTGCGTCTTTGAGAGCTTTTTCAGCCTTTTTAGGGCCAATACCCGCCAAGCACGGGATGTTGTCAATCCTGTCCCCCGTAAGTAACTGCGAAACAAAAGACTTAAAGGCGTTAAAATCATCGACATAGTATCTCTCATCCTTTACAGGGTTGTAGTGCCATCCTTGAAGCTGATCCAAGTCCTTATCCACATGAACGATCCAGCAGTTGTCTAACATCTTGGTCGATTCAATGGCTACGGTATCGTCAGCTTCCTCGTCAACTGTAAGGATAGCTCCGTGACGCTTGACTAGATGCTCCCGTAGGGCTTCGTAGTGCTTAGGTCGTTGAACATCCTTACGGTTGCCTTTGTATGGCACTGTCTTGGCAATGTCATAACGGTAGTTAGATTTACCTGTGATCCACGCTTTGTATTCATCAGCCTTGAGATTCACATAGATAAAGTCTTCTAACCACTCCGTTAATCTAGCCTTGGCAATGCCGACTGGCTC